CGTTAATGTTAACTAGGTCACCGCTAGTAAGCCCGTGTACAGCAGCATTTGTGACAGTGACGGTATTAGAGGCTCTTGCTACTGTACTTATCGCCACCCCTGCAATAGCATTTTTTGTGAACGTGGTAGACCCGCTAATGTTAGTTGTACCTGAAACATCAAGGTTACCGTTGATATCTACTAGAGCCGTGTCGATCTGTACTTCACCATCAGCAACAATGTCTAACTGACCGTCTACGCTTGAATTGACGTAAATCGCTGCATCGCGGAACTGAACCTTCTGTGCATTCTCAACATCGATGTCGTTAGCGCCAGTGGTATTACCGTTAGCGAGAATTTCAGATAGAGTATCAACAGTTCCGACTTGGCTATCGACGTAGGCTTTGATTGATTGTTGTGTGGCAAGTGCAGTGGCGCTATCCGAAGACATATCGTCTTGATCTAATACACTACTCACCGTAACCGTGCTTGTACCCAGACTTAAACTATTTGCGTGGGTAACACCTTCTACGACGTTAGTGCCATCACAATAGACCAGCATGGTTTTACCGACAGGTACGGCAATGCCTGTACCACCAGAAGTTTTAACGGTAATGATCTGTGCGGTGTTGTTATCTACAATGTACAGTTTTGTGTTAGTTGGACAAGTTACTGTACCCGCGCCTGTCAATGCAGTACCCGTGTCAGTCAATTCTAGAATAGCGCAACGCGACTCGGCAGTAGTGCCGTCCGCCGTAGTTAAGGTATGTGCGTTAGCAGTCCACGAATCAATCGTGGCTTTACCAGCAATAGCCTGTTCGACCATCTCAGTAATATTGTCATTTACAACATCGCCCCAAGTACCGCTCAATTCCCCTTGGACTGGGAGAGCGAGTTTAAGGATCGTAGTATATTGCGTTGTCATGTTCTTACCCTCATGCGGCTATGTCTTGCCAGTTTGGATTCTGAGCTGTATTTATATTAACCCAATTTGGGTTTTGTGCATCATTAATATCTTGCCAGTTCGGATCTTGCCCCGGAACTATTTGGCTCCATATGTGGACGGTACCTACTTCGCCTGTGGCTGCTACGCCTGTAACGGGTATAACAACACCAACCCCTACAGTTACATCACCAATAGCGCCTGTGGCTTGTACTCCTGTAACTGGCACTCGAATAATCAAGTCTACTGTTACTGTACCAAGAGCCGTAGTTCCTTGAACACCAGTTAGGGCTACATTTGCATCGCCCCCTACCGTTACAGACCCTGTTTCTACAGTTCCAGCTACACCTGTTACAGCGACTATAGCATCTGCATTTACCGTTACACTACCTACAGCACCGGTAGCTTCTAGCCCTGAAGGAGTTACAACTGCGCCTCCAGTGACGGTTACAGACCCTAAAGCTGTGGTTCCTGCGACACCTGTTACTGCAACAATTGCGTCAGCGGCTACGGCTACATTACCTACAGCACCTGTGGCTTCTAATCCTGACGGAGTTACATTCGCATCCCCGCTTACGGATACTGCACCAATATTGCCTGTGCCAGCGACTCCAGTGACGGCTACAACTGCATCGGCGGTAACACTTACATTACCTACTGCTCCCGTTGCTTGGACACCATCCACATTGACAATAATAAGGGGGGTTCCCCAAGAACCTTGACCCCAACTGGCGCGTCCCCAGCCTTCGTATGTCGTAGAAGATGGCATCCTTTAGAGCCTAAGCTATCCTGATAATCGCGTTAGTTGCATCAGCAGTGGGGAATGTAATCTGGAAATCACCCGCTGTAGATGTCTTATCACCACCAAAATCAAGTACAGCAACTGCTGGAGTAGATCCACCATCTTGATAAATCAAAGCTCCACGCGCTGTAATTGTTGCTGTACTCCACGTAGTTGTATCGAAGCTAAGAAACGCCGTAGTGCCTGAAGTCGTTGGGTTTGTAGAGATCGTCAAGGTGTTACCACCCGCAGTATATCCCGTACCCGATACTTCATTGCTTGTAGTATACGCAGTTGTAGCGGCATCCAAAGACGCGCTAGACGTATATAACGCGATCTTATAAGACTGCGCTGTGTCACTACTAAAATCCATTTCTCCGTCAAGTAATGCTTGCTTGAACGAAGTACACATTGCCTGTGTAATTGCCATGTTAAACTCCTTAAGTTACTGGAACCCGTAATTGTCCTGAACGGAATGCGTCTTCGCGCAGTTTGCCATCCCCAAGATTCTTGAGTAGGCCAAGAGTCTGTACAAATAACCGCTCGTACAGAGCCACAAGATCAGGTTCACCTTTCATAAACCGTATCGCTTCAACCAACGCACCATTCAATAATGCACTGTCAAACTCGTTACCTAGCCACGTAGTACCTGCGGTCACGATAGACTCAGGATAATACCCGTAGTGTAGCTCTACTGAGTACCCACTATCAGGTGTCGGCCCAACAATAAACGCATCGTCATTGAAGTATGCGTAGTGTACAGGCAGTCCAGTAGAAGTAGCGTTAGGGTACGCCTCACGTATAAAGTTAACGTCTTTGTTAATGAGGTACGAGTAGTTACCACTGCCGTCAATCACGGCTAACGAATACGACCATAGGAAATCAGACGGTGTATCTAGGTATTTGTTGTCTGTGGTCAACGAACCAGTAACGTTTTTACGTAACGCAGGTATCTGTACAGTGTTGTAGATCTTCTGTTCTGACTGTTCAGTGAACAAAGCGAGCTGGTCATCTGTAAAACTTGTTTCACAAATGTCCTGAATATCTGCTTTAAGCTGCGTGTAATTCATGGTTTAAGCCATCGGCCCTCGACACATAAAACCTTTAGTCGCAGCGCCAGCACCGCGCATCTTAACACCGGACGTTTTAACGCCTTTCATGCTTGGCTTGGGGCCATAAGACTTAACACCTTTGTCTTTATGTACTTTTACTTCATCCATGCCAAAAACGTTTTTAGGGTTATACATCGTACTACTCCTATGTAGTCGTTACTGTAACTGTACCTACTGACCCAGTAGCCAGTAAGTTGTTAGGGGTTAGGCCAAACGGGTCATTCCCGCCACCTACAGGGTTCCAACCCCACTGTATATCTCTACTACTATAATTCCCTGACACACCTAAACTCCTATCAGGTCTAGGGTTCCGTATTGCCTGTGGATCACTGACCGGAAACTCACCTAGTTTAAGCTGTGGTTGACTCGGATTCCAACACTCAGGACATGCTTTTATCTGTGTTTCCCTATCCTTAACAACCAGACTCTTCAACTCTTTCAGTTTGTACTGGAATCCACACACATCGCACATGGCGATGGCTTTCTTGTCAGAAGCAAACCTCGTGCCCATTGTTAGATCCTACCTGCGCGAGGCACAAACCTAATTGGGGCTTTTTCCCTGTCTTCTCCTGCCGCAAGTTCAAACTGTTCTTCGTATGCTGCTTTGAGCATAGGTACCCTGTCCATAAACTCGGGGACTTTCATAGCAATATGGTAGGCCAGACCCGCTACTAAACACGGGAAAAACCTAAAATTCATGTCAGCCGTTTCAATACCGTTGCCTGCGTCTTGCACACGTCGCATACGCCAGTAAATAATCTGGTAGGTTTCAACATTGTCCGGGACGGGCCATACAGTTACCGAGGGGACTTGTTCCCAGTACGCTGGTATAGCGGTACCACCCACAGTATGTGTCGCTGCTGTAGTGCCCTGCTGACCTCTGAAGCAGTTCTGTAACACGTTACCGGTAATGTAACTGTAGTTAATAATCTCGTTTTCTAACTTGATAAATCCCGCAGGTGGTAGACCAGCCACCCCACTTAACGTGATTGTCGTATCTGTGCTGGATGCAGTAGCAGCTAACGTAAGACCTGTCGGGTAAGTTTGCCCGCTGTCCCTGTGCACGACGACTTGTATAGGACGAGCCTGTGTTATTTTGTTTGGTATTGACGAATACGTACTGATACTAATCCGACTCAGTGTTAGGTCAGATTGGGTAGTTTGGTTGTTCGCACCCGTCCGAATAGAGTGTTCTAGTAAGTCAATCGTGTCGTCCGGTAAAGCGTACGTAGACTGTCCTTGCACGAGATCCAGTGACCCCTGCTCGATAGTCCACATATTAATGCCACGGTTCTGCCACTCAATCGTCATCAGATTCATAGAACGACGTGCAGTCTGGAGATCATACCCAGACCGTAACTCACGCCCAGCGCGTTCCCACGCCTCTTCAGCGATGTCTGTGAACGGCATATTGAATGCTGTTGTGCCTGATGTAGCCATTATTTTTTCCAGCCGTTTTTAGCTTTCTCTTTAGCTTTTTTGGATAACTGTCCGTAGTGATACAACTTCTTTGATGTATTAGACATAGCTTTGCCTGTCATCAACGTACCATCAGGGTGTTTGTGCATCCCACCTTTATGTTCTGCACCATCCTTGAAGTAATGTTTTACACCTTTAGCCACTTCGTTTCTTCCTACGTAACGGCGCTACACGCTTCGGTTTACCCGCTGGTTGACCCAGTTTCTTCTTCTGGGCTACCCGTTTAGTCTTCTCCGCTTTAGTCATTTCAGAAGACGTTTTTGGTGTCTTGGCAGATACCCGCTTTGTAGGTCTACAGTACGGCGTACCACGCTTTTCACCCTTAGTTCGTCCACAGGCTTTACCTGTACGAACGTCCTTCCAGTCTTCCTTGAACCAACGTTTTAGGGCTGCGCCCTTTGCGGTCTTTCTAACGGCCACTTTTGTTACCCCAGTTCTTAGCGCCTTTTTTACGACACTTCGCAATAGCACCTGAAGCATAGGCGGACGGAAAGACTTTGTAGCGTGACTTAACTTTGTTATAGCACGCGTCTTTAACCGAACCGCCTTTTTTATAGTAGCAACGCATTAGCTACCCTTCATACTTACCATTTTGGCTTTACGAACGCCTTTGGTAGCGCAACCCGCTCCACGGACTTTTCCACCAGACTTGTAGATTTTACCGCCAGCTTTTCTACCACCACCGCCTCTGCGAGTAGAACCTCTACGGCTTCGGGCTGCTGCTTGACGACGCTGTTCAGCAGTGGGATCACTAATACGTCGGGGTCTACTCTCTTCAGGCATAGGTAATCCGTTTGCGTCGATATATTCCGTCAAAGCACTTGGGCCACCCGTAACACCAGCGCGTGGGTTAGCCATACCTACGGGCATACGTCCACCACGTTGGAATTTCATAGCCTTGTCACCAGCAAACTTACGTCCGCCCATTGACTTCTCCATGCCTTCACTCTCATCACGACGAGACTTCATGGATTGTTTTTTCTTACCGTTTTTAGCGCCCATAGAATCATCTAGGCGAGCATTATATCCTTGCTTCTTCATTTTAGTTACACCACCTACGTTTAGTTTTTTTACTTCACGACCCTTCAAAATGTCGGCTTGCGTAACCTTACCGTCGCCAGTTAGGTCAGGAAAACCACCAGATTTATACTTCTTCATCTTCATGAATTTCTCTCCAACATTTTTTGGGACACCAACTTGTTTAGCGAATTTAGGGTTGTTGGCTACTGCCGCCATAAACCGCTGTTGTTTTTTAGACTTAGCGGGCATCAGCAGTTCCACTTCCGTAAACTTTTGTTGATCCTGCTATTCGGATCATTCGCTGTTTTAGCACTAGTATTACGCTTCTTCATACCTTTCATGCGAGCACAGAAAGACTTGCGGCGTTTGGCGGCTTTAGAACCTTTTTTCAGCTTGCTTGGCTTCGTAGTAACAGCAGTTTTTAACTTGCTGCCGGGGTTAGCCTTACGATAACTAGCAACGCCCTTTTTGTTCAGGCCGCCAGACTCACTCTTGCCTTCCTTACGCGTCCACGCAGGGGATTTAGATACTCCCCCACCTGCTTTGTAATAAGCACGCATCTGCGTTACCTATAGAAAACAGTCGCTGCTGTACAAGCAGTAAAGGTCGAAACGTAAACGTCATCAGGACATCGGATACCATCATCGGGGATATTGACCGAATGCGTAGAACTTGCACTGAAGTCTAGATCTAACACTGTATTCCCACCGTTACCATCAGTGACAGTAATACGAGGAGAACCAGTAGTAGTCAGGACTTGAATCTGCGTAATACGCGCAGGGCCAACACCTAATGATCCGGTTCCTGTAATCCGTTTTGATTGGATATCAGAACTAGACATTACCTACTCCCTATGGCTGTACCGCAGTGTTGTAGGCTTGTGCGTACAGAATCGTGATAACTGCTTCCCCAGCGGTGGTTGCTGCACTGTTAGTAACCGTCAATTTAAGATCAGCCGTACCAGTGTTTGCCCATGCGTTCGTGCCACCACCTTGAGTAGTAACAGTCTTCAGGCCAGCAGTTGTACCGCTTGCAAGGGTGTTCAGAATAGTAGTCGCTCCACCAACAGTATCACCAACGCTAATGTTGGTAGTGGCGTTAGCTGCTGTAGCTAAATCTACAACTACGTCGATAATTTTAGAGTTTGCAGGAATAACCATGTCAGTTGATCCTGCTGCAATTGCGCCACCGGAAAGATCCATTGTGTGCGTCTGCATCATGACAACATAGCCAACGTTGGCTACATCACTACCTAACGTAGTTCCTACAGTGTTGCGGATATT